ATGGGATTCCGCAGCATTGCCGACATGCCGGAATGGATGATACTAATGGAGTTCAAAGACATGGGTCAAATGGATTCAGCATTCCGTCGTGTTGCTCCATTGGAAGGAGAACTCGAAGTGAAACATAAATCATTTAATCAGTTTGTTAGTGGAGACATTCAACATGCCTTATTCCGAGATTGGCCTGATAAGTTCTAAGTGGTATTAAAAGATTAGCTACGCTAATCTATGTGTTTCGCTATCGCTCACACATGATTTTTTATTTGTCTTTCTTTAGCATTATCTAGATTAATTGGTCACAATTCACCGTGACACGGTGAATTGACTCCTACATTATCTGAGTAGCATAGTCATTTATTATAAAGAGATTGTTGTTTCCAACGCAGAGGCGGTTGACCGGTACCCCTTACTCTAGCTTCACATATCAACGGAACCCTAGTGACCCAATAATAAATCCAAGTCCTACGAGCATGAGTTGTATCTTTTTCTACAGAGCTCAAACCATTTGTTGCCTTAAGTTAGCAATTGCCTTTGACGCCCAAGAATCTGGACCGGGTATCTCACCGTTCCTCAATGGGGCTAGTCCACGACTAGCACAGTGTCTACGAGTTGCCTATCTGAAGTTTAAATTTTGTTTTTTATGTGACTGCCATGAACACGCACACTGATCTGTCCGTTATAGTAGTCGTCTGATTCTAATACTCTACGATTGAATTGTTCTCTAGCTTCTATATAACTGCATTCTGCTTTTGATTTGCAATAAAATAATATTTCTCTTGTGAAGTTGTCCGAGCCTAGCTCTGCAATGTCTTGGTTGAGTTGATCGTTGCTTCCATAGTATAGCTGCCAGTCTGAGTCTATCTTACTTTTAATTCGCTTACGTTTTTTGTTGCCGTTTTTAAGTTTTACTATTTTGTATGAGGTTTTACTAAACTTTGATAATTTTTTTCCAATATATTTCCTGCCGGTTAATTTATTTGTAATCAAATAAACAAAACCGACACAATCTTCGGGAAGTTCTTGAATTTGTGTGTTTTCGTACAGCCATACCATGGACTAGTAGTTATCATTCTAGTATCAATCACTCAAATTTTGTTAACATAATTGAATTTCTCGTTGCCATTGGTCCTGAAACACTGTTTTATTTTTATTAGTAGAACATGCACTTGCACAAACCGGATTTGGTGTGTCTGATTTCCATGTTAATTTTATAGTTTTTAAATCGTCTTTGACAAAATCTCGTTGTGTTGACCCAATCCAGCAACACGGGCTTACCCGTCCTTGTGCATCAATGAACATGCTTTTCTCCTCAAGCACGTGGCATTTAATTGGGCCTGGCTTGATCACTGACTCTTGCCACCCAATTGGAAATTCTAAACGATCAGTAAATCCGCGTTTTGAAACCTTGGCACGGAACCATTTAAAGCCCATATCTCGGGCCAGTTGCTCACACTCATCTACTTGATGCTGATTGTGTTTATACACCAGCATGTCCCAATGAGCACTTCCGCCAGCAGCAATAAATGCTTCGGCGTTGCTCATTAATTTTTTCCAGTCGACGTTTTTACGATATACTGGATTGGTATCTTCAAGACCGTCAATGCTGAACACACAAAAATCATTGGGTTTATTAAATAACTGTCCTAAGGCGTGCCAAAAGAATGTGCTTTGAACTGCACCATTGGTATTCATACCTAAAATGATTTCTGGATTGACTTTTCTAAAATAGTTGTAGATGTCCATGGTGTAGTAGCCTGCGGCCGGATCGCCATAGTTGCCACACATGAACATTTTTTCCAATTTAGAAATAACTTGATCTGAAAACTGCTGTTGTATGTGTTCTATTCTGAGATGATGCTTTGAACTTTTATTAAAGTTTGAGTCAGTTTCTCTAGCACACATAGGACATGCAGCCTGACATACATCAGTAGGTTCGATATGTAAAACTTTTATTCTACGCAATTTCTACATCCGTGTTGTAACTGGTAAAGCCACCCTCTTTAACAACCTTAAGAATATTTTCTACACGCCCAGCAAGCTCGTCTCTGTGACTGACCAACCATATGCTCTTGTGTCGTTCACGGCTCATTTGTTTTAATAATGCCAGGGCATTTTCAACACCCGAGGTGTCGAGGCCGTTGTCAATCATTTCGTCTATGAACAATAGATTGATTGGTTGATACAGGCTTTCAAACACATCACGGAATGCCCAACTCATGCTCAAGATCAATCGATTGCGTTCGCCACGCGACAAGTTATCAAAGTCCAGTTCACGTCCTAGCTCTTCGATACTGACCGTTAAGTCATTTTGGAAGACTACAGTATGCGGTAAACCTACACGATCCAAGTAGTGTGTTAGTCTAGCATTTAGATAACTAAGATTCTGTTCAATAATCTTTTTACGAATAAACGAGTCTTTACTTGTGAGCAATTTGAGCAAGAAATCTTGATGTTCTTGCAACCTAGTAAGTTCGTTAAGTGTGTCATACGTTACTTCTTGTAAGGCTTGTTGTTGCATTTCTATAATTTGTTCTGCATACGGGTCTGTTTCTGTTTGTTTTGTGGCAATTTGCTGTTCTAAGTTAGCCATAGTGGCCTGATGTTGAATAGCATCTGCTTCGTTATCATAGAACATTGTAGGTGGTTTGCCTAACGAGCCCAGGGCTGTGTGGGTAGCCTCCAACTCTGATAACAGGGTGCTAAACTCTGTGCTGCTCTGTTGAGCCGTTGCCAAATCCGTCTGTTTTGCTTCCAAAACTTGTTGGTGCTTACTGTCGTGGAAGGCCTGGCCACACGTATGACATTCATGGTTCTCAAGCGTCTCAATTTCTTTTGATAATTTGGCCGCCAACTTTTCTTCCCTACCGATGTCCATTTTGACACGAGAGATTTGTGTTGATAGCTCATTGATATCTTTGCGCTTCTGATCCCAATCCTTGTGATCCTTGTGAGATTGGATCTCCGTTTCAATCTGTATATTCTGTAACGACTTGAGAGCTTTCTCAAGTTCTTTAATATCCTCGCCATGTTTGGTCACCCATAGTGTTTGTCTACGTTTCAGTGCTTCTATTTGTTCTTCAATGCGTTTGTTGGCTTCTTGTTCAGCACGAATACGAAACTCTTCTTGCTGAATAGCATCTTTGGTTTGTTTGTTGAGTTCCTTGATACGATCAGCACGATCACTCAGCTGTGTAATACCAAGTAACTGCTCAATGATTGTGCGTTGTTCATTGGCTTTTAAACTAAGAAACGGTTCGGTGTATGTGTTAAGCGCCAGGATGTGTCGAAACATATCGTGACTGAGTCCCAACAGTTGTTCAATATTGTCTTGTGTTTCTCTGCTGTCACCCTGGGAGTTATCTGTAATGGCCTGTTCTTGGTCGTTGACAAAAAATCTCAACACATTTGGCTTACGGCCGCGTTCAATTTTATAACTTTTACTACCTACACCAAAATCAAGACTGACCAACATGTTTTTACCATTGGTCTTGTTTACTAGGTTATCTTTGCGAATGTTGCTGAGTGCTGTGCCATACAAGGCATAGCTTAAGGCATTGATAATTGTAGTTTTACCAGTACCATTACGACTGCCATCACCACCTAGATCTAGGTTTTCGCCCAATACCAGCGTAAGGTCCTTGCGATCAAAATCAATAGCTTGAGTGCTGTTGCCAACACTCATGAAGTTTTTAACAGTTAGATTCTTTATATGGATCATAGGTTCTGATAGATTTTAAGCAATAACTTTGGATCATAAAACTCGCTTTCAATATTGGTCAATTGATCTGTAACAATTTGATCTACACTTTCAAATTTTACTTCTCCTGGGGCAAGGTCAATATTGATATCTGTGCGCTTGCTAGGTATTAAAGCCATTTCTCGCAAGTTGTGTTCTTTAACAAATGTGTCTTTGATATAGTTAGCTTCCTCGTAACTGATGTCAATGTCCAGTTCCACACGCACATGCATATTGGGTTTTAATACGTTTTTACCATTGTCAATGGCCTCGCTCAACTTCATTACACGATACAACGGTTGTCCTGGCCAAGCAAAGTATTGATCTTCACCACCCCACTCTTTGATCATCATGCCGCGATTGCTATCGCCGGCATCGGCAAAGTTGTGTGGAAA